TTAACCTTTTTTCCAAGATTCACCTTCTGCTTTTCTTCTACGAGCAAGTCCTGCTTCTACATTAGATCCAGGATTTCTGTATAAGTAAAGCGCATCGGGAACTTTGTCCCATTCTTTATTCTTCAGTGTGCGTGTGATAGTATTAAAATTATCACCACCATAAAAACCAGCACCAAGATTATAAGCAAAAGAAAGTAATGCACCTCTTTTACCATCAGACATTTCATTCCAGTGTGGAATTTTACGAAGTGATGGAAGAAACTGAGTTTTACATTGAGTAATCAATAACTCATCTGCTTCCTGTTGAGTGATGGTATCACCCATATGGAATGGTGATCCATCCTTCTTACGAGTGGTCCCCCAACCTATAGTGATTGGAAGTCCACCTGACAGAGGATCTGGATATGCTTTAAGATGGCAACCTTCAAACTCTTTAATGAGTTTTAGACCCGTCATCGGCATATCATCACCACCACTACTTACAGGAGCACTAGCAGTTGGTGTAGATGCTGGTGCAGCACTAGACTTTTTTCCTCTATAAATCTCCGCCCAATCAATGTTATCCTCAAGGTACTTAACAGGTAGGTTATCTTCTAACCACTGAACTGCTTTGATGTGATTAGGATTCTTCTCGTCATAAAACTTGAAGAAGTTGTGTAAGTCGATACGTGCCATTAGTTTTCTCCTTATGTATCAATCGAAAATGCGACCCCAACCATCGCTGCCGCCTGGGGCCCAACGATGCTTAAGAACTGCTTTGGTATAAACGGTCTTCTTACCGTTTGTTACTGGTCCAGTATAGTTGTCATTTAATGAACCATAAGGATCATTGACAAAGTATCCTTTACCATCTGGCGTTTTACCGATTACAACACACATATGACCACCAGTAGGTGAAGTAAGAGAACCCCTGTGCAGAATACCAATAACAACTGGTTTTCCTCTATCAAGACTCTTATCAATATCAGCAAAACTTAAATTATAACTAAAGTGTGACTTAACACCAAAACCTTGTAGAACTTTGGTCTGAACTGCGTGGTCAGTTGTATCACCAATTGCAAATACTTTCTTAACATACTCATCATCACCTTTGATGCTTCCTGGTTTGAGGAAAGCAAGGCACATAGCACACGATGAACTGTTACAAGTTCTATGTGCATCTCTGTAGTTGTCTACTTGGTTAAAATAAGGAACCTCCAATACTGCTGGAGTTGGTGGTTTTGTTCTGAACATTCCTATCCACTCTGTTTCAGAATCATCCATAAACTCAGCAGGTAGGTTATCCTCTAACCATTGAACTGCTGCTACATGATCCGAATTCTTATCATCATAAAATTTAAAAAAGTTATGAAGATCTAAAGTCATTTTCTTCTCCTATGTACGCTAATGAAAAAATATCATGCTCTGAAATATCTGGATTCAACCATTCACTAAATTCCGATTGAATCGCATGAGCATCTTCATAATCTTTTTGTTCACAGAGAGAATGAATACGATCAACTGCCCAATCGTGTGATGTTCGAAGAGTCTTTTCCAAAGTTTCCATAATCTTTTCGCATGTAGCGTCCTAGAATATTGCTATTGTAGTACGCTGGGATGCCATTGTCAAGAGACTCTCTCAACACATTATTTAGGAAAAGTTGCTTTGTCTCCTCATAGTTACAATCACCTTTTGTCTTATGCAGAGACAATATTTTCCTTTCAAAACATTCCTTACTGTATTTCTTAACATCTTCTTTAAGTTCTGGACAAGATCCGTAATATTTTTTCCAATCGGATTCTTGTTTTACTCTTCTTTTCTTACCAGGAGGAGTTCTGAACGACCAAAAGTACTTGCGTCCCAAATAACTTCTACCGGTGATCTTACAGTGAATGTGATATACGAATCCAAAATGATCTTCTATATGATCTGATTCAAATATTTCCCCATTGAATCTCCATGGGTTCTCATAGCTCATTTAATAATCTTATAGAGCTATTATTTATCTTCAACCGGGACAAACCTAGTCTACACAAAAAAAGGAGACTTGTCAAGCCTCCTGAAGTTATGTTATAATTCAATCAATTCTAAAATCCAGAATTACGCATATCTCTCATAGCATCTTCTTTTGCTCTTCTAGGTCCAGGACCTCTTCTGTTATTTCTTTTTTGTTTTGCAAGTCCATGTTCTTGATTTTTTCCATTACTTGCTATTTTATGAATAAGATTTGCTTTTTCATTATCTCCGGATGCTTCTAATTCTCTTACTCTTTTTTGAATTCTTCTACCTCTAGATGAAGTTGCTCTAGACTGATTTCCATTCCTAGAACTATAAGGATCATAATTATCACGGTATCCAGTGTCTTCAAATCCTTCAGAAAAATAATAATCAACCATATCATCCCAAGTATATTCAGAAAGATCATAACCTTCTTCTACAAGTTCATTTACCCACTCTTCAACTTCTTCTGCAAGAAGATTTGCATGATAGGTTTCAACGAGTGATTGAATAAAACTCTCATCAAGTTCAGTCATGAGATATTCTGCTTCTTCAATGGTATCTGCATGTCCATAATCAAACAAATACTCAAGAACTAAATCATAAGCATCATATGATTCCTTTTGTGTTGCATCTGCTTGTGCTTTTCTTCTTTCTTGTTCAGCAGCGAGAGCAGAACCTGCTGGTGCTGGTTTGTTTAATTCTTCTGGTTTGTTGAATTTTGCAACATCAGTATCTACTGATTTTTGTCTCTTACCCGCTTCCTGAGCCGCTTTCAGAACATCTTCTGGTTTAGCGTTTGGATTAGATGCTTTATATTCTTGTGCTCCTTTAAACTCAGCGCGGTTTGGAGTTCTTCTTTCAAATGAAGTATTTCCAAGTTTTGCAGGTGTTGGTTTTGCTGCTGGTTTTGCTGCTGGTTTTGCTGCTGGTTTTGCTGCTGGTTTTGAACCTCCACCAGAGCCACTTCCACCACCACTACTAGTAGGAGCAGGAAGTTTTGGTGCTGGTGGAGGTGTTGCTGAACCCTTTGCTTGATTATATCTGTCTTTGGATTGCTGTGACCAACCCATGGTTCTAAATTCACCATCCTTAATTCTACCTTCTCTACCACCAAGTTTTGCGAGAGCACTACCTTTGGTAAAATCGGCATTAGACGCATTTGTTGCTTTTCCACCTGTTGGAGAAGGTCCTTGACCACCACTACCTGCTCCTGCCAGTTTAGCACCAACATAAGGTAGGCCAACAAGAGCACCTGCACCCAAAGCACCCAAACCAATTTTCTTTGCGGTTGGACTTGTTAGTGCTGCCTTAGCACCCTTAGCAATATCCTTTACTTTTGCAATTGGTTTCATCATTGACGCAGCTCTAGCAGCATCATTAGTATTTTTAAATCTAAGTGATGCAGGAGCTCCATCAGTAGAAGCAACTTTAAATCCTGCTTTTGTTGTATTTTTATTTGCTAATTTTTGATAAGCGGCAGCCGTTCTTACCGGATCACTACTTTTAAGAAGTCTGTCAGCAGCTTTCATTCTTGCTGGTTTTGAAGCAACTCTTCCCGCCAGACTAAGTGCTTTTGTTGCAACTTTTCCGATCAATGATCCCAAACCCTCATTAATAGCAAAGTCAAAAATTTCTAACTGCTCTACAATATAATCTTCAGAAACTGTACTTTCTGTAAGAATATTTTCATCAAAACTTAGATACTTTTCGATGATGTCTTGTTCCGAAGAAGTTGCTAGGAATGTTATAATTGCATTTGCACTATAACCTTCATAAACCATTGATGATGAAATAGTAGCAAGTATGTCTGCTACTAATTCCGTGGTTTCCTCATCATAATGATCCGAGTTCTCATTAAGTTGTTGAGCATCTCTATTTGCAATGTGCTCATAGAGATAATTCATATCTCCGAAAACTTCTGTCGTTAGATTAGACATTTTAATAAAACTTCTTTTCTGTATGAAGTTATTTATAAAAAAAGGAGAGGTTTCCCTCTCCTTCTTTAATATTCAATTGACCTGGACTGTATGACTAGATTGAGGTGCATTCACTTCAATAATAGTGCCACAAACTCCAAGAGCAATTACTGTGGTGAAAGTGCCGATCAAAGCAATTTTCACAGTGCTAGTGGAAAGCACTTTAGAAACCAATTGAGACATGATTTAATTTTTCAGGACTCCGAAATTATAGCATAAAAAAGAGTGTGGTGAGACACTCTGGTGGACAGTTTGGAAAGTGGTCTCAGACACCCTTTACTTTTTCCTTTTTGGTATCTTTATCATCATCCCATCCTTTCATTTTATATGTTGTACCACCTGTAATACCTGTTGGTTTACCGCCATCACCAGAAGCTCCTGGTTTTCCCCCACTATAAGACATTCCTCTATTTTCAACAATACTCTGCCTCCACTCTTCACTCATATTTGCCATGATTTGGAGTGCTGCCTGTTCAGTATCAGCATAACCTTCATCGATCAGGTGCCCCAACACAACATCGAATGGATCAAAACTTTGTGTTAATCCTTGACGCTGGCGTGATGCTGCTTGCATTGCCTTAATGTCATTAACACCACTTGCAAGGCTTGGTCTACCAGTAATTGGAGGTAATGCAGGTGGTCTCAATGGAGGATTACCAGTCGTTGCTGTAGGTGCTGGTGTTGCAGGTTTAGCAGCAGGGGCAGCAGCAGGTTTTGCCGCAGAAGGTGCTGGAGACGCAGGCCTTGCAGCAGGTGCTGGTGTTGCAGGTTTTGCTGTACTAGGTGCTGGTTTAGGAACAGATGATGTAGGAGTTTTTACTTGTGATGATGGTGCTCCATATTTACCATATTGACCTGTGCTTTGTCCAGTCGGTTTGTTTAATGGTTCACCAGCACCAACTTTTCTAGAGATTTCAATTTCTTGTCCGATTCTGCGAGTTGCTGAATTAACTGCACCACCAACGGCGCGAGTTGCAGAGTTAGCTGCACCACCAACAGCATTAACCGCTCTCTGAGCGCCACCAACAACTGCTTGCCCTGCACCTTGAACTGCTCTTGCGGCCCCACCTAATGCACTTTGACCAGCAGAGACTGCTCTCTGAGCGGTTCCTTTAACTGCTTGGGCAACTGGAGTAACTGCTCTCTGAACTGCTCCTGCTGCTCTCTGAACGCCACCAACTGCTGTTTGACCAAGAGCAGTAGCACCACGAACTGCTCCCTGAGCAGCTCCTGTTGCTGCTGTACCCAGTCTCTGAGCACCACCAACAACTGCATTTCCTGCTCTTTTAACAGTACCAACTGCTGTCTGACCTGCTCTTTGGACAGTATTAACAGCACCCTGAACTTTTTTCTGAGCCCCAGAAACAAATCTATCAGCACCGGCCCCAATACCTTGGAAGAAACCTGCTTCCATCAAATATTGTTCATTAAGAACACCGGTTTCAAAAAGAATTGAATCAATATCCTCTACTGCCATTTCTGACATATAAACTTCAGCAGTATTGTATCCTGGAACAAATCCATTATATACAAGATAATCTGCTACAGTTTGATATGCTTCAGAAATAAATTCTTCTGTTAAATATGATTCCCAGAGATAATCTTCATTAACTTGTGGAGCATAAACTGCATTATATGCCTCCATCAAATCAACTACATGATTAGGTGTAAGTCTTGACATTTTTTTTATTACTTCTTTATAGTTTTATTTATAAAAAAAGAGTCCCGAAGGACTCTTAATTCACATCATCATTTTTTTTACCCAACCATTCCGTCTCATAATCATAATCACCAAACATAAACTCATCTAATTCTGCAGCATCTTTATATGCGTTCAGAATTTCTTGTTCACACCATTCATCATAATTGGAATCCTGAGAAAGTATCTTTGGTAACATCCTGTTTAATTCCTCCGATAATATAACTTTCAACTTCCGTTTCTTGAGGTGCCACTTGAAGTCCCTTAGAAGAAATCCAGTGCTCAGTCCATGGAAGTGGATTATTCTTAGCAGGAATATCATAAAGAGGACGAAGACCAATTGCCTTCATTCTACGATTTGCAATCCACTCAACATATTGCTGAAGAAGTTTATCATTCAGTCCAATCATAGATCCATCCTTAAACAGATACTCTGCCCAAAGTTTTTCTTGATTGACTGCACTCTCAAAGGTCTTGTAGACCCATTGCTCTTCTTCTTTGGCAATTCTTTGCATCTCAGGGTCATCACCCTCCTTCCACTTGTTTAGAATGTTCTGAGTGATGACCAGATGCTGATTCTCATCACGAGCGATCAATCCAATGATCTTTGCACTTCCTTCCATAAGTTTGAGTTCGCCAAATGCAAAACTGCAAGCGAAGCTGACATAAAAGCGAATACCTTCAAGAATATTAACGTTTGCAACTGCTCTGAATAACTTTCGTTTGAGTTCATATCTTTCTGCCTGTGCGTAGGGAACTTGTTCTTGGGCGTATTTCCAAAGTTCAGAAGTTCCATAATGTTGGGCACTATTGATAAAATCATTATATGCTTCGGTTACACTTACGGCACGTTCGAGGATTCTTTCATCTCTAAGAATAGTATCAAACACATCCGAAGGATCTGAATATACATTTTTGATGATATAGGTATAGGATCGTGAGTGAATCATCTCCATAAACTCCCAGACTTTCATACACGCTTCCAGTTCAGGAAGTGAGCAGTAGGGAGCAAATGCCATTCCAGGTCCACGACCTTGAACGCTATCAAGCATAACTTGATATTTTAGGTTAGAAGTAAAAATATGCTTTTGT